GCACGCGTGGACCTATTCCTGAGCGTTCCGAAGCCCGCCGTCGTCGCAACAAGGAGGACGGGCCTGAGCTGGTGCAGGCCCCATCGGGGGCGCCAGCTGAGACGCTGGACCTGCCGGAGCCGGATCCGCTGTGGCATCCGATCGCCACCGACTGGTACCTGTCGTTGCAGCAGTCTGGGCAGGCTCAGTTCTATGAGCCGTCGGATTGGGCGATGGCCAGGTACGCGGCGGAGCTGATGTCCCGGGGCCTGTCGTCGGACCGACCGCCGAACGGCCAGTACGTCGCGGCGCTGAACAGCGTGATGGCGAGTCTCCTGACGACGGAGGGAGACCGACGGCGGGCGCGGATCGAACTGGAGCGGAAGCCGGCCGTGAAGGCTGCGCCGGCGTCCGTGACCGCGATCGCCGACTACCGCGCGTCGATCGGTGGCTGAGGAGAAAGCCCCCGAGGTCGTCACCCCGTTCACGATCGGGCCGACTTGGAAGCGTGGCTCGGACGGCAGGTTTGTGCTGCCGGAGTACACCCTGGGCTGGCATGCGCTGGCCTGGTCGTCGATGTACTTGCAGCACTACGCGGGGGCGCCGTGGCGGTATACGGCGGAGCAGGCCCGGTTGACGCTGTGGTGGTACGCGATGGATCCGGTGACGAACCGGTTTTTGTGGCGTGACGGTGTGATCCAGAGGCTGAAGGGCTGGGGCAAGGACCCGCTGATTGCTACCTGGTCGGCGTTCGAGTTCGTTGGTCCGTGTCGGTTCGGCTGCATCGCGGACGAGGGTAACGAGTGGGGTGTCCCGGCCGGGCAGCCGCTTGGGGTGCAGCATCCGGCGGCGTGGGTGCAGATTGCTGCGGTCAGCCAGGATCAGACGCGCAACACGATGACGCTCTTTCCTTCGATTCTGACGAAGCGGGCGATCGAGGAGTACCGGATCGACCTCGGCAAGGAGATCATCTATGCCGACAAGGGCCGCGCCCGGATTGAAGCCGTCACATCGTCACCCCGGGCGCTCGAGGGCGGTAGGCCGACCGCGGTGAATCTTGGTGAGACGCACCATTGGGTGGAGTCGAACCAGGGTCATGAGATGGCTGCCGTCATCGAGCGCAACGCCACGAAGTCCGCGGACGGCGCCTCTCGGACGTTGGCGAACACGAACGCCTACGAGCCCGGCGAGGACAGTGTCGCCGAGCGCACACGGGAGGCATTCGAGTCCACGGAGTCCGGGCGTGCGGCCGACGTAGGACTGTTCTATGACTCGCTGGAGGCTCCAGCGGAGGCGAAGCTGACCGAGGCGTGGATCGAGCCGACGTTGCGCGCGGTTCGCGGGGATTCGACGTGGCTGGACATCGATCGGCTGAAGGCGTCGATCCTCGACGTCCGCAATCCGCCGAGCAGGTCTCGCCGGTTCTGGTTCAACCAGATTGTTGCCGCGGAGGACGCATTCCTGGCCCCTTATGAGTGGGACGCGTGCCCGCATGAGGGCATCGCCTTGCAGGCTGGCGACGAGCTGGTGCTGTTCTTCGACGGCTCGAAGTCGGATGACGCGACGGGCTTGGTCGGCTGCCGCATATCGGACGGCTTCATCAAGACGCTCGGCGTGTGGCAGCGACCGGCGAACTGGCCGGACGGCACTCCTTGGAGGGTGCCGCGCGAGGTGGTTGACGGCGTCGTGGATCAGGTGTTCGCCACGTACAAGCCGCTCGCGTTCTTTGCGGACCCGGGCGCCGGATACGACGAGGCGGACGGAGAGCGCTACTGGGACGGATTCGTGGACGCCTGGGCACAGCGGTACGGCAAGCGGCTGAAGCTGAAGGCTGTTTCCTCGGGGCATGGTCAGCATGCGGTGATGTGGGACATGGGGGACCGTCGCCGCCAGCAGTTCTTCACAGAGGCGGTGGACCGGTTCTACCGGGACGTGCTGGAGCGGCAGTTGACTCATGACGGTCACAAGATTCTGCGGCAGCACGTTGCGAACTCCAGGAGGCGCACGAATGCGTGGGGTTACACGATCGGCAAGGAGCACCGCGAATCCGCGCGGAAGGTCGACTTGGCGGTGTGTGCGATCGGGGCGCGGATGCTGCGTCGCATGGTCATGAACTCGGCTGCTTGGGCGAAGCGTTCTTCTGCTCGCGGTAAGGGACGGGTGGTGGTGCTGCGATGACCCTGTCTATCCCCGAGCTGCCTTTGCTGAGCCTGTCGGACGACGAGTTGGCGCTGATCCAGGTGCTGCGGCAGGACATGCTGTCGGACCGGTGGCGTCTCCAGTTGCGTGACTCGTATTTCAACGGCGAGCAGTTGATCCGCGACCTGGGGATTTCGATCCCGCCGCAGCTGAAGGGCCTGCATACGGTCATCGGTTGGCCGCGGATCGGTGTGGAGTCGCTGGAGGAGCGCCTCGACCTGGAGGCGCTGCGCTGGGCTGACGGCTCGGACTCTTCCGACTTGCAGGAGATCGTCGACGCGAACGACCTATTGGACGAGTCGAGCCTCGCGCATCTGGATGCCCTGACCTATGGCCGCGAGTATCTGGCGGTCGGTACGGGGGATTGCGGGACGGACGACTGCCCGCCGCTGATCAGTATCGAATCGCCGCTGGATATGACGCTGATGTGGGATGCCCGGCTGCGGATGGGCACGGCGGCCCTGCGTGAGTGCGCGGCCGGCGACCTGTACGACGCTGGCGGCGATGACCGGATGCTGGTGCTGTATCTGCCAGATCAGACGGTCCATGCGGTGCCGACGACGTCGGGCGGCTGGGAGGTCGTGGACCGGGACATTCACCAGCTGGGCGTGGTGCCGGTGGTGCGGATGGCCAATCGCCAGCGGACCGCAGACCGGGTCGGCAAGTCGGAGATCACGCCGGACGTCATGTCCATCACGGATGCGGCGTGCCGCCGCCTGATGGGCATCGAGGTGGCCAGCGAGTTCTTCGGGGCGCCGCAGCGGTACATTCTCGGCGCTTCGGAGTCGGCTTTCCAGGATGCCGAGGGGAACGCGAAGTCGGCGTGGGAGACGTACATCGGCAGAGTTTTGGCGCTGGAGAGAGACGAGGACGGCAACGTTCCGACCGTCGGCCAGTTTGCCGCGCATGACCCCAGCGGACAGACCAAGATCATTGACCTGTATGCGCGGATCATGGCTTCGCAGTTCGGCCTGCCGCCGCACATGCTCGGCTACACGACCGACAACCCGGCCTCGGCCGATGCGATCCGTTCCACGGAAGCGAAGCTGGTCAAGCGGGCCGAGCGGCGATCCCGCCGGTTCGGTGCCGCCTGGCAGCAGGCCATGCGCCTCGCCCTGTGGGTGCGGGACGGGGAGCCACCGGACAAGACGCGGCGGATCGAATGCGTGTGGCGGAACCCGGCTACCCCGACCGTGGCAGCGCAGGCCGACGCCACGGTCAAGCTTGTACAGGCTGGCATCATCCCCGCCGATTCGGACGTGGCCCTGGAAATGGCCGGTCTCACCGAGGGGCAGCGGCAGCGTGTAGCCGCGGACCGTCGTCGTTCCACTGCGGGCGCTGGACTGCTGGATCGACTGGCGCAGCTCGACGCAAGTCCTGCTTCGCCAGTCGCCCCTGCAGCCACTTCGGAGGTTTCTGGTGGCGGCGACGGTTTCTGACGGTAGCGCCGAAGCGGGCAAGTACCGGCAGGCGCAACGCGGGTTGACTCGTTTGCTGCTCCGGGATGCGGGTCGCTTGCGGCGACTGATCATCCCGTCACGGCTGCAGGCGACCATCCCCGAATGGCTGGCGGCGATGAACCAGGTGATTGCCCACTACGGAGAAACATCGACTTCGTTGGCGGCCGAGTTCTATGACGCGCAACGTGCCGCAGCTGGCGTGACGGAGGCGTTCCAGGTGCCATTGCCTGACCCGCCGCCCGCTGAGCAGGTCGACAACTCGCTGCGCTGGGCCACAAAGGATCTCTGGCCTCGGGACCCTGAAGACCCGAAGACTACGGAGGCTCAGCGGCAGCCGATCGAATCCCGGCTGGAGGAGGCCAGCAAGAAAGCTGAGGCTGTCGCTCAGAAGTTGGTCACGGACCAAGGGCGCGACACGGTGCAGCGGGCGGTGGCGAAGGATCGCCAGGCGACAGCCTGGGCTCGTAGCGCCGCACTAGGGGCCTGCGCCTTCTGCAAGTTGCTCTCTTCCCGTGGGGCAGTTTTCAAGCAGGACACCGTCGAGTTCCGAGCTCACGACGGTTGCCATTGCATGGCCCTTCCCGTCTTTCGGGGGCAGCGTTTCGAGTTGTCTCCTCATGCGCGTGAGTGGGATCGCATCTACCGCGAGTTCGCGGCCCCATATCCGGGCGATCAGTTGCGTCGGTTCCGGCGTGCGATTGCCGAGCACGGCTAACCGCGCTCACAGTTCCACCCGTTCAACGAGGTCGCCCTGGTGGCGGCCTTTCTCATTTCCACAGCCCCTGGAGGGCCGATTCGTCATGCCTGAAGAGACCGAGAGCACTGAGCAGCCGTCAGAGGCCGGCACCGAGGAGACCGTCGAGGAGACGGCGACCGAGGAGAGCGGCAGCGCCGAGTCCACGGATGACGCCCAGGAGGCGGAGGCCGAGGCCGAGGAGAAGCCGTTCGACCGGAAGCAGGCCGAGGCGAAGATCCGAAAGGCGAACTCGGAGGCTGCGAACCTCCGCAAGCGCCTGAAGGAGCTGGAGCCGAAGGCCGCGGAGCTGCAGCGCATCAAGGACGCGGAGAAGACCGAGTCCGAGCGCCTCAATGACCAGCTGGAGCGCGCCAACGAGCAGATCACCAAGACGCGTCAGCGTCTGGTGAGGGCCCGTGTGCAGGCTTTGGCCGGCGTCTCGGCTGGTGAGCGTCCTGCGTTCGCCGATCCTGCAGACGCGTTCGGCGAGCTGGATCTAGACGCATATCTCGATGGCGATGGCGACATCGACGAGGCGGCCATCGAGGCCGACCTTCAGGCGCTGTTGGAGCGCAAGCCGCACTGGGCGCGAGTCCAGCCCCCGGAGGGCCCGCGGCGTCCCGCACCGGACCGCACTCAGGCATCCGGCGCTAACAAACCCAGGCCCACCGATCCGGCGGATGTGTTCGCCGGGTGGTTGAAGCCGCAGCTCAAGCAGTAGCTGCGGGAAGGAGAAACGTCATGGCGGTTACCGCTCCCCTGAAGCTCAGCGATGTCAACGGTTCGCTGCTTCCCCGTGAGATCACGGGCCCGATTTTCGAGAAGAGTGTTGAGCAGTCGGCGGTGATGGCGCTTGCGCGTCGGGCTCCGCTGGCGATCGACGCGACCACGGCCGTGCCGATTCCGATGGATGTGCCGACCGCCGACTGGGTTGGGCAGGCGGCGAAGAAGCCTCTGTCGACGTCCAGTGTTGGCGTGAAGCAGATGACCGCGAAGAAGCTCGCGGTGCTGATCCCGGTCGCCGAAGAGGTCGTCATGACCAACGCGGGCGGTCTGTGGACGCAACTGCAGACGGATCTGCCGACCGCGTTCGCGCGGGCCTTCGACCATGCGGCGATCCACGGCAAGACGATGAAGAACGCCACCGGGCCGTTCTCCGACTACCTGGCGATGACCAGTCACTCGGTGGCGCTCGGCACGGCCACGCAGGGGAACGGTGGGGTGTGGGCCGACCTGGTCACCGGCATGTCTGAGGTCGTCGATGACGACTGGGACTACACCGGCACGATCGCGGACTACCGGCTCAAGCCGACTCTGCTGCTGGCGACGGACACCACGGGCCGGCCGATTCTGGTCGACACGCAGACACCGGGCACTGACATGGCCTCTGCTGGTTCGCTGATCGGTCAGCCGCTGGCGTACTCGCGGTCGGTGTCGGGCAAGCAGCGCCGGCAGTCCGCTTCCAGCGACACGGGGCTGCGGGCAATCGGCGGCGACTGGTCGCAGGCCGCCTTCGGCGTGGGCATGGACATCACGGTGCGGATCTCCAAGGAGGCGACCTACGTCGACGAGGAGGGCGGCGTGCACTCCGCGTTCCAGGAGAACTTGGTGTTGCTGCTCGCTGAGGCCTACTACGGCTACGTGCAGGGTGACCCGGACGCGTTCGTGAAGTACACCGGCACTCCGAGCGGCTCGTGAGCAGGGCCGTCCCGGCTTCCGCGCCGGGCGGGACGGCCAAGCCGCTGAAGATCGTGGCCCGTGTGCACGCGATGCCTCCGGAGCACAACGCGGGCGCCGAGCACATGCTTGTGAGCATGCTTCGGCCGCTGGTGGAGCGTGGACACGACGTGTCCGTGTGGCTGTCTCGGTACGGCAAGGCTCACGCCGAGTACGAGTACCGCGGCATCAAGGTCATACCGCTGGAGTCGCGACTCGATTTCCCGGCGGCGGTGCGGCGGGCGGATGTGCTTCTGGCTCATCTGGAGACGGTGCCGTCGACGGCGTCGCTTGCGCGCGGCTACGGGAGGCCGTTGGTCGTGGTCTGCCACAACACCCATAGGCCGACGTTCCGGGATGCGGCGGCTGGCGGAATTGCGCTGGCGGTGTACAACTCGCGGTGGATGGAGGCAGAGGCCGAGCTCTTCCTTGCCGAGTACCCGAAGTCCATGCGCCCGGTTGCCTCGCTGATCATGCGTCCGCCGGTGTTCGCCGGCGAGTACGCGACGAAGCCCGGCAAGGCCATCACGTTGATCAACTGCAACGAAGCCAAGGGCGGCAAGGTGCTGGAGGCCTTGGCCCGCCGCATGCCGGCTCAGCAGTTCCTTGCGGTGCGAGGTGCCTACGGCGAGCAGATCCTCCCGGACCTGCCGAACGTCGAGGTTGTCGAGCACGTCCGCGGTGAGGACATGCGGGAACAGGTCTACAGCCGTACCCGTGTGCTGCTGATGCCGTCGTCCTATGAGAGCTGGGGGAGGGCCGGCGCTGAGGCGCTTGCCTCGGGCATTCCGGTCGTCGCGCACCCCACGCCGGGGCTCGCCGAATCCCTCGGCGAGGCCGGCATCTTCGTCGATCGCAACGACACGGCTGGCTACGAGGCGGTCCTGCGCAAGCTGCTGACGCCCGCCGAGTACCGGCTCGCCAGCAAGCGCGCCAAGGCCCGGTCAGCGGAGCTCGACCCGACTGTGGAGCTCGCTGCTTGGTGCGATGCAGTGGAGGCCCTGGCCTGAGAGGAGGCTCTCGTGGCGTTCGTCGCTCCGACCGCCGAGCAACTCGGCCTGTACCTGGGGCTGGATGAGATTCAGGGGGCTCGCGCAGATCTGCTGATCCTCCAGGCCGTGGCTCTGGCCGAGTCGGTGGTGAAGCCTTTGCCGGATCAGGCGACGGCGATCGTGCTGTCGGCTGCCGGCAGGGCCTATGTCAATCCGCAGCAGGTGTCCTACGAGACGATCGGCCCCATGTCGGTGCAGCGGCCCAGCGGCAGCGGGGGCCTGTACCTGACGAAGGCTGACAAGGCGGCATTGAAGTCGCTGGCGGGTCGTGGTGGGGCGTTCACGGTCGATCCGACGCCGGAGGCCGCGAGCCCGTGGGCTTCATGGCCGCTCGACGGTGATCCGCTGTTGGTGGACGAGTTCGAGCCGGGCTGGGGGTATCCCTGATGCCGGCCCCGTACCCGTATGGGGAGACGGTGGTGCGGCTGCGCCGTGGCCCTTCTCCCGGCCGGGATCCTCGTGGCCAGCCGATCCCAGGGACGATCGCCGAGCGGCCGGTGACTGGCTGCGTGGTGACCCCGCGTGCGTCGTCGCCGTCTGTGGGTGGCGCGGAGCAGCAGGCGCGGGACACGGTCATCGTCGGCTACACCGTGTACGCCCCGGCGGGGTCGGATTTCGTCACGACGGATCAGGTCCGTATCCGCGGCGAGGTCTGCGAGATCACGGGCGAGCCAGGCGACTGGGGCAGGTCCCCATTCACTGGCACCCGCGGGCCGGTGCAGTTCGCCGCGGACAGGGTTACCGGCTAACTCGGGCCTGTTCCACTGCGGCGACGAGCTTCGCTGCGACGTCGTTGCTCTTGCGCGGGATGGACAGGCTGTGCGGGTCTTCGTAGGGCGGCCGGCCCGCGGCGAGCACTCCGCCCTTCTCGGCTGCGGGAGTGCTGCCAGGGAGCACGAATTGCACGTAGCCGTGCATGAGCATGATGCCCGCCTTGTAGCGAGTCCCGGTGACGTCTGCGGCCCGGATCCGCACCGGCGCCGGCTTGGGCCCTACGGGCGTCTTGGTGATGGTGATCCATTCCCCGTCGAAGCTGATGCTGCCGAGTACGCCCTTGACGTCCATATCCGCCCCCAACGTGTGTGAGGAGCTGAGGATATGGCGGCACGGTTCAAGATGTCCCGGAAAGGCGTGGGAGAGCTTCTGCGTTCGCCCGGGGTGGAGGCGGACATGTTGCGCCGCGCCGAGCTGATCAAGGCTGCGGCGCAGGCGATTGCTCCCGTCGGCGGGCCGGGTGATCCGCATGCGGGCGCATACAAGGATTCGTTCAAGACCAGCAGTAGGAAGCGAGGCGGGCGCCGTAAGGATCGCGCGACCGCAACGGTCACGAACACCTCCTACTACGCCCGTTGGGTGGAGTACGGCACGGAACGTGTAGCCGCCCATCACGTGCTGCTCCGCGCCGCAGAGTCGGGTGGCGACTGATGGCGGCCGTCGGGTCAGTGGACGTCGAGGTGCTGCTGATTGGCTGGCTTCAGGAGGAGCTCGGCGACGGGATCGTGGTTCGCGACGAGCTCGACAACAACCTCCTCGAGGAGCTGCCGACTGTGCAGGTTGAGCGTGTCGGCGGTACGGACGATGGCCTGCGCCTTGATCGCGCCCTGGTCGACATCGACGTGTATGCAGCCACGCGCGGCGAGGCGCTCGACCTCGCCGCTGACGTTCGTGGGCGGCTTCTCTCATTGCGTGGCTCAACGGTGGGTGGCGCCGTCATTGGGTTGGTGCGCACAGAGTCCGTTCCCGTGATCCGTCCCTACGAGAACACCGGTCTTCGCCGCGTTGGCGGCACCTACTCGCTGTATCTGCATCCGGTCTCCTGACCGGTTGGGCCCGCGCCGGTCCCTAGTTCCCGCCCCGCGCGGGCTTCTCGCATGTCTGGAGACATCATGGTCAACATCACCCGCGCAGCGGACCTGACGGTTGTCGGAGCAAATGGAGGGGGCTGGGTAGCTTCCGTCGGCACTGCCGCCCCCGATTCCCCGCTGGAGCAGCCGGATTCGCCTTGGAAGGCGCTCGGTGCGATCAGCGATGACGGTCTCACTTACGGCTTCGATGAGGACTCTCAAGAGTTCACGCCGTGGGGCCTGACCTCCCCGTTCCGCACCCAGATCACTAAGAGTGTCCGCACGTTCGGCCTGACGGTGTGGGAGACGTCACGGCTGGCTGTTCAGGGTCTGCAGTTCCGCCTGGACGAAGCGGACCTGACGCCTGACGTCGGCGGTATCACGAAGTTCGCGGAGACCGCGTCGCCGGCGCCGGACCGTCGCGCGTTCTGGTTCCTGGTGATGGACGGCGACTCTGCCAGGGGCTTCTACGTGCCGCAGGGGGAGATCTCGGACCGCAGTGACGTCTCGTACAAGCAGGACGAGATCAGCGGCTTCGAGTGGACCATCACCACGTACCCGGACGAGGCGGGCAACACCGTCTACCACGTCGACAAGCTGCCGATCACGCCGGCCGAGCCGGCTTCCTGATCTGGGTGGGCGGGCCGCATCCGTGGCGCGGGCCCGGCCCGCCCGCCCTACCCCCTTCAAGAGCCCGCGCCATGACCACGTGCCGTAGGAGGCCCGCGCCATGACCACAACGAAGACCGACACCAGCGCCGCGGAGGCGCAGGAGCTTGAGGCCGCCGACGACGGCTACGTCACCGTGCCGCTCGCCGGATACGACGGCGTCACCAAGGATGTCCGAACCCTGCCGGCCACCAAGTGGCGGGCTTCCGCGATGCGCGCTTTGCGCAGCGGCGACGTCGACGGGTTCATGGAACGCGTCCTGCACGAGGACGACTTCGAGATCTATGAGGATCTCGACCCCGACCAGGAAGGCATCGGGCGATTCGCTGAGAAGGCTGCGGAGGCGGCGGGTGAGTCCTTGGGGAAATCCAGTGGACCGTCGCGGTCTGGGAAGAGCACGCGGAGGCGGTAGAAGCCGACCTGATCGACCGGCATTACGACGTCGCCGACGTGCTGACGGGCCGGCGGACTTGGCGGTGGCTGAGGGTCTTCATCCAGCATCTGCCGCCCGAGTCGCACACGATGACGGCTCTGCGCAATGCGATGCCTGATGAAGACCTGGAGGAGCAGGCGGAGCAGGGCAGGCCGGAAGAGGGCCGCTGGTCGCAGCTGGAGCAACTGGTGGCGGCATCTTGCGACAGGCTGGCGCGGATCGAGTACGTGCTGATCTGCGCGAACACGGAGAAGAAGTCCCAGCGCCCGGACCGGCCGGAGCCGATGCGGCGCCCGGGTGCCGCGCCGCGCCGCAAGAAGTCGGCGCTGTCTGATGCCGGCGCACAGAAGCTCTTCGAGTTGATCAATGGAGGCGCGGCCTGACGCGCAGGAGGGAGACCTCCTGTGGCAATCAGTGTCGGCAGCGTCGAGGTCGATGTCGTCCCCAACACGCGGGGCATCCACAGGCGCCTGACAGAGGCGCTGGTTCCTGCGGCGGAGGCTGCTGGCGAGCTGGCCGGCGCGGCTGCTGGCGAGCGGTTCGGCCCCGCGATGTCGGAGGCCGTGAGTGACACCGTCGGTGAGCGGATCGGCGCGCAGATCGGCCAGCAGGTCGCGTCACGGATCACAGCGTCGGTTCGTGACGCACTACAGGACGGCGTTTCGCAGGGCGGGGCGCAGGCTCGTGCGTCTGCAACCCGCGAGGGTGACCAGACGGGCAGCGCGTTTGCCCGGTCCCTGCGGGCACGGCTTGAGGCGGCGATGCGGAACTTGCCGGAGATCCGGCTCACCGCCAACAGCACGGATGCGGAGCGGGAGATCTACCGGCTCCGCTCCGAGCTTCAGGCGATCAGTGATCTGCGGATCGGCATTGACATCAGCTCGGCTGACGCCACAGCCGCGATCGACCGTATCCGTGCCCGTCTTGCGGAGGTTTCGGCATCGGACGCGGATATCGCCCTGCGGGTCGACGCCGCGGCGGCGGTTACTCAGCTCGCTGCCGTGCAGGCGCAGGTCGATGCCCTCGATGGGGACACGGCTCGTGTCGACGTGGATACCTCTGGTGCGATGTCGGCGGTCTTCCAGTTGGCCATCGCTATCGGTGGGTTGGCTGCGATCCCGGCTGTGCCGGTGCTGGCTGCTGGTATCGGCTCGATAGCGGCGGCTGGCGTGGCGGCCGGCGTGGGCGTGGGCGCTCTTGCGGCCGTTGCGATCCCGGCCTTCACGGGGATCAAGGGCGCTCTGGAGGCACAGAAGCAGGCCCAGGATGCGGCGACGAGCGCAACGTCGAGTGGTGGCCAGGCGGCTTCTCAGGCCGCGTCAAAATCCTTGCAGATGGCTGGCGCACAGCAGGCTCTGGCGACAGCGCACCGCAATGCGGCCCGACAGATCGCGCAGGCCGAGCAGGGAATCAGTGACGCTGTTCGGACCGCGGCGCAGAACAACACGGCGGCAGCGGATCAGGTCAAGGCGGCCCGGAAGGGCCTCGCGGATGCGTACCAGCAGGCCGCGGATCGCACCCAGTCTGCGAATGACCGGGTGGCGCAGGCCGAGCAGTCGCTGTCGGACGCGCAGCGCACGGCACGTCAGGCGCAGCAGGATCTGACGCAGGCCCGGCACGAGGCCGCGGTACAGCTGGAGGAGCTGTCGACCCGGGTTACTGATGCTCAGCTCAGCGAGCGGGATGCTGCTCTGGGTGTGCAGGAGGCCCGGCAGCGGCTCCTGGCGACGCAGGCGGTTGGATCGAAGGCGACCGTGCTGGAGCAGCAGCGGGCGCAGCTCGGCTACGACCAGGCGGTGCAGCGGCTCAAGGAGCAGCAGGCCGAGACGCGGCGACTGACCGCAGAAAAGAGCGCGGCTGACAAGACTGGCGTCGAGGGCACCGACATTGTGCGGTCCGCCGAGGAGCGTCTGGCGGCGGCCCGGCGCAACGTGAGTGGGCAGCAGGCTGGCCTGGCGAAGGCCCAGCAGGCTGCGGCACGCACGCAGATCCAGAACCAGCAGGCGATTGCTGCGGCTCAGGACAAGGTGGCCTCTGCCCAGCGCAACGTGGCCAAGGTTCAGGAAGACGGCGCCCGATCGGTGGCGCGCGCCCAGCAGCAGCTGGTCGCTACGCAGCAGTCGGCGGCGGACAGCATCACTTCGGCGCAGCGGCAGATCCAGTCGGCACAGTTGTCGACGGCTGGTGGTGCGAATGCGGCGTCTACGGCGCAGGCCAAGTATGCGGCGGCGTTGGCGAAGTTGTCGCCGTCGGCTCGGCAGACAATGGCTGCGTTCACGTCGCTCAAGGGTGCGTTCACGAGCTGGTCGACGTCGTTGCAGCCTGCCGTCATGCCCATTTTCACGCGGGCACTGAACGGCATCAAGGCGGCTCTTCCTGGGCTGACTCCGTTCGTGTTGCAGGCCGCAAGCGCCATCAAGCGGCTTCAGGATCGGGTGTCGGCCGGCTTCAAGTCACCGTGGTGGAAGAGCCTCAAGACGGACCTGGCGGGATCTGTAGGGCCCGCGATTACTGGTCTGGGCATTTCCTTTGGTCGAATTTTCAAGGGCATGGCCGGGGTCATTCAGGCGTTCCTGCCACACATGGACGGAATCTCCTCGAAGATGCAGTCCATCACCGGAAAGTTCGCTTCGTGGGGTACCAGCCTCAAGGGCAGCCCCGAGTTCGAGCGGTTCATGGCCTATGTGGCAGATGTAGGGCCCAGGATGGGGGGCGCTCTCAAGCAGATAGGTGGCGCGTTCCTGGGGGTCGGCCAGGCGCTGGCTCCCCTCTCTGGCCCGCTGCTGGACCTCTTGGGGAAATTGGCTGAGGCCATCGGCATCATCGCGACGAAGACCCCGTGGATGATTCAACTCATCTACGGGATCATTGTGGCGGTCAAGCTGTGGACGCTGGCGCAGATCGCGTTCAACTTCGTTTTGAACCAGAACCCCTTGGTCAGGATCGCCATGCTGATCGGCCTTCTGATCGCGGCGGTCATCTACGCCTACAACAAGTTCGGATGGTTCAGGGCCGCTGTTCAGGCGGTGTGGGCGGGTATCCAGACGGCGGCCATGTGGGCGTGGAACAACGTTCTCAAGCCTGTGTTCAATGGGCTGAAGGCGGCGTTTTCTGCGGTGGCTTCGGCGGCGACGTGGCTGTGGCGGAACGTCCTTAGCCCCGTTTTCGGATTCATCGCGATGGCGGCCAAGGTTCTATTCACGGTGCTTGTTGTTGCCGTGTTTGCGCCGATCGTGATTGCGGTGAAAGCTCTTGGGGCGATCGCGTCGTGGCTGTGGACGAATGCGATCAAGCCTGCGTTCGAGGGCATCGCGTGGGTAGCGAGGTGGCTGTGGAGCAACGCCGTGAAGCCGGCATTCGACCTGTTGAAGGCCGGGGTGCGGGCTGTAGGTGCTGTTGCCAGGTGGTTGTGGCAGAACGTCATCAAGCCGGCCTTCAACGGCATTGGGGCCGTCATCGGCTGGGTGTGGCGTAACGTCGTCTCACCGATTTTCTCCTCGCTCAAGATGGCGATTCGAGGCCTGGGGAGCATTTTCTCCTGGCTCTGGAAGACGATCATCAAGCCCGTATTCGGCTGGATAGGCGATCGGATCGGCTGGGTTTGGAGGACCCTGATCAAACCGCCGTTTGATGCGATCAAGCGCGGGGTCCGCCTCGTCGGCGAAGCCTTCGGCGCCGCGAAGGACATGGTGAAAAAAGCCTGGGACAAGCTCCAGGACATCACCAAGAAGCCGGTCAACTTCATCATCAAGTGGGTCTACACCAACGGCATCAAGGCGCTCTGGGACAAGGTCGCCGGCTGGGTTGGGCTGGGCAAACTGCCCGCCGCACCCAAGCTCCTCGAGGCTGGCGGCACTGTCGGCAACGGCTTCGGCCCGGCCCGACCCATGGTCACCAACCGGCCCACGGCCATCGTGGGCGAGGGAAACCGACGCTACCCGGAGTACGTCATCCCTACCGACCCCAAGTACAGGGGCCGGGCGCAGGCTCTGCACGCAGCGGCTGGCACGCAGCTGATGGCGGACGGCGGCATCCTCGGCGACATCTGGGGCGGCATCAAGTCCGCCGGAGGCTGGGTCGCAGACAAGGCCACCGGGGCCCTCAAGGCGGCCGGGAAGTTCGCGGCCGGCGCCCTCGCCCCTGCTTTCAACCTGGGGCTGAAGGCCATCAGCGGGACGCTCGCCCGGATTCCGGGCGCCGACACGGGCCTGGGCAAGGTCGTGCGCGCCATCCCCAACAAGGTCGCCGACGGCATCCTCAGCTTCCTCCGAGGCGAGGACGAGAAGTCTGCGGGCGGCGCCAACGTCGCCAAGGCCCTGACTTGGGCAAAGTCCCAGGCTGGCCTGCCGTATCAGTGGGGCGGAGCGGGCAATCCCAGCTGGGACTGCAGCGGCTTCATGAGCGGTATTCAGAAGGTCATCGAGGGGCGCAACCCGAAGGGCCGCCTGTGGAGCACTTTCAGCTTCCAGGGGAGCCGAGCTCCGGCGGGATGGAAGTACCACCTGAAGTCGCCCTTCCAAATCGGTGTCACCAACGCCGGCAAGGGCCACACGGCGGGAACCCTGGCCGGGACGAACGTCGAGTCGCGTGGCGGCGACGGTGTCATCGTCGGCTCTCGCGCCCGCGGCTACAACGACAGCCTGTTCCACAACAACTGGTACGGCTTGGTATCCGCCCTTGCAGGCGCGTCTGGCGGGGCGGGCGGAGCGAAGAGCGCCGCACGTCAGATGCTCGGCGAGTTCGGGTGGTCCCAGAAACAGTGGCCCGCCCTCGAGAAGTTGTGGCAGCGCGAATCGGGCTGGAGGTGGAACGCCAAGAACCCGTCCACTGGCGCATACGGCATCCCGCAGAGCCTGCCCGGCTCGAAGATGGCTTCCGTCGGCGCGGACTGGCGGACCAACCCGGCCACCCAGATCAAGTGGGGCCTGAAGTACATCAAGGGGCGTTACGGCAGCCCGTCCGCTGCCTGGAACCACTCCCAGAGCGTGAACTGGTACGACAGCGGCGGTCTCCTACAGCCCGGCCTCAATTTGGCCTACAACGGCACGGGGAGGCCGGAGCCGGTGTTCACCACGCAGCAGGCCAACGCCCTGGTGTCCCTCGCGGGCAGCGGGGCGGGCGACGTGAGCCTCGGTGACTTGAGCGTGCAGGTGTACGTCGGGGACAGGGAGATCACTGACATCGCCCGAACCGAGGTCCGGCTTGGCCATCAGCGACTAGCCCAGGTGCTGCGCACGGGCCGGAGGGGGTGACGCATGGCGATTCCGGGGAACCTCCTCAGCCCAACGACGGAGGCCGTCGACCCGAACACCAGCGGTTGGACGGCCAAACTCAACTGCACCATTTCGCTGGGCTCGGGCGGCCGGAGCGGCGACGGGGCACTGACCGTCAAGAGTGTGGCGTCGGGGGAGATGCAGGCCCGCACGGTGTCCTCATACCCCGTGGTGGCCGGCCAGGTTTACACGACGTTCGCGGACGCCTCGGGGACGGTTGCTGAGCGCATCGGTATCCGGTGGCTCACCGCCTCCAACCTCGAGTTGTCGATTACCTGGTCTCTGACCACGGCAGCGGCGTCGGCCTCGTGGCACCGCGTCTCGGTAGCTGGCGTGGCGCCCGTGGGGGCGGTCCGCGCCCAAGTACTGCTGTCGGCAACCGTCGGCGGCGCGCTGGTCAATCACTTCTGGGAGAACGTGTACCTGGGGTTGGCCTGGCGCACCACCGGCAACCTGCTGAGCGCCAACGCCGAAACCTCCGAGCTGGATACGTCCGCCTGGGCCGTGGAGGCCAACGCCACCCTGGGCCGGACCGTACCGGCAATCACCTGGGCCGTGACCGCCTACGCGGTCGGCGGGCACATGCTGACGGCTACTGCCGTCGCGAACGGCAACATGAGCGTTCTCGGCGTCGAGCGACCGGTGGTGACACCGGGGGGCGAATACCTTGCCTACACGTACCTGTCCCCGCCGACGGCCGCTAGCGCGGCCTGGATCGAGCTGCGCTTTTACGATGCGGGCGGCAGCCAGCTGTCGGCGACGCGTGGCCCACTCGCCGCGCCCGGCACGGGGTATTACCGGCAGAGGGCATCCGCCGTGGCGCCTGCTGGGGCGGCGACGTGCGCGGTGGCCGCGGGCGTGGACAGTGCCACGACCGGCCAGGCGCTAAGGCTCGACAACACCGTCGTCACGGTGGCGCCCCAGGCGCGGGCTGGCAGCATCCTGCCCTACGCCGACTCCAGCTTCGAGCAGGGCGTCGGCGGCTGGACCGTCGCATCCGGCGCGGCGACCCTGGCCAGGAGCACCCCCTGGGGCACGTATGCCGTGGATGGCAGCTACAGCCTGACCGTGACCAGTGCGACCGCCACCGCCTCGACGGTGAGGTCCGCGAAGTTCCAGCTCACCGCAGGGGCGGGCGTGAACTGGCGCACGGAGATCGCCAGCCAGGTCACGGCCGGCGGCTGGACTGCGACAAGGGGCGTCCGCTTCTACGATGCGGCGGGCACCAGCGTCGGCGCGGACTTGACCTCGTCGGCCACCGTGCCAACCACCGGTTGGTGGCTGTTGACGACCGACGTCGTGGCCCCGGCGGGCGCCACGCAGGCAGCCGTTGAGTGGAACCTGACCGCAACCAGCACCAGCTCGGTGCTACGCCTGGATGTGGCATCCATGTGGCCGGCTCTCCCACTGGCTGATGCGGTCGCGAACTCCGTCGCGGGGTCGGCAACGTTGACGTTGAGGGAGTTGACGGTCGGCTACCTACTGACGGTGTACAGGGTCGGTCAGGACGGCGGACGCACTCTCGTCCGGGGGCAGGCTGGCCCCCTCAGTAAGACGCCAATCGCGTCCGACCTGATGGTGATCGAGGACTATGAGGCGCCCCTGGGGGTGCCGGTCACCTACTCCGTCGAGATCTATACAGCGGCCGGAGTCCTGTCTACCACCCGGTCTGACGGGCCGATCGTCATCGACCCTGGCGATGTCAACGAAGCGTGGCTGACGGACCCCGCCCAGCCGCAGCGCAATCTCCGCGTGCTCGTCGAGCGTGCCCCGGACTGGTCCCGGCCGATCGAGCAGTCCGCGTACCGGGTGAAGGGCCGCCGTAACGCGGTTGTTCTCTCCGGCCGGCGCGGCGGCCTGGAGGGGGACCTTACGGTCTGGACGCGGGATGACGACGAGCGCGCGCAGCTCCACTGGCTCCTCGACTCCGGCAACGTGCTGCTGTGGCGCGCAGCCCCGGGCATGGGCGTCGCGGACATGTACGTCAACGTCGGCTCGGTCGACGAGACGCGCGTCAGGGCCTACGCACCGGAGCCGTGGCGCACATGGAAGATCCCGCTCACTGAGGCAGACATGCCGGTCTCGGCTGGGGTCGGGGGGACTGCGGGCAGGACGTGGCAGGACATCCTCAGCGAGTTCGCCACCTACAACGATCTACTCGCGGCGTTCGAGACGGGCGAGGACATGCTCCTCAACAACCGGGGGTGATCGTGTATTCGGTCACCCCCCGGTTCCTGGCTGCGCTCACCGAATCTCACACCCCCATCTCCCTGGTGACCTTGTTCCGGGCCGACGGGAGAGTGGACACCCTCGAAATCACCGGGGGCAGCGTCCCCGTGGACCGCGGGCAGTCGGTGCGCCGCACGTGCAGCGTCACGATCACCGACACCTCGCTGATACCGCGGACAGCCACAGACAAGCTGTCCGTGTACGGCTCCCAGCTGCGGATCTCCCGCGGCGTGCTGTACGCCGACGGCAGCACCGAGCTGGTTCCGCTCGGAGTTTTCCGCCTGGACAGCGTGGACGGCGACGTGGACGAAGGGCCCGTCACCCTCTCCGGCAAGGGGCTTGAGGCGGTCGTCGCCGACGATAAGTTCACCGCCCCGTACCGGGCCAGCGGCACCGCGGTGGGTGCGATCACCGCCCTGATTCAGCGATCCATACCGGACGCCACCGTCGTCAACCGCGCGACGGACGCGGCGATCGGACCGCGCACCTGGGACGTCGAGGGCGATCCGTGGGCCGCTGTACAGGAGTGCGCCACGGCGATCGGCGCCGAGGTCTACACGGACGCCGACGGCATCTTCATCATCTCCGAGCTGCCTGACCTCCTTACGACGACTCCGGCCTGGACGGTCGCCGCAGGGGAAGGCGGCGCCTACATCAAGGCGTCCAGAGGGATGAACGTTGAGGGCGTGTTCAACGGTTGGCTGGCTCGTGGTGAGAACACGGAGACGGGCACTGCGCCGGTCAGCGCGCTGGTCACGGACGACGACCCGACCAGCCCCACCTACTGGAGCGGGCCGTTCGGACACCGGCCGGCGTTCTACACCTCCAGCACGATCACCACTCTCAATGCGGCCACCAGCGCGGCCACGCTCAAGCTGCGGGCCAGCCGCACCGCCAACGCGACCGGCGATCTCTCCAGCTTGCCGAATCCTGCACTAGAGCCCGGCGATGTCCTCCGCGTGATCTACCCGGACGGCACCGGCGAGCTGCACCAAATCCAGTCCCTTTCAGTGCCGCTGGACGAAGGCGGCGACTTCCCCATCACCACCATCTCTGCGAAGGAGGACGCCTGATGGCAGCAGGCTCTTCTGAGCTGGCCGTTCACGCTGACCTAGCTGCCGCTCTCCAGCAGCAGGCTACGCAGGCAGGCGCCGGCACCCCCGCGGTCCGCGGCTCCGACTGGCGGCAAGCCATCGTCGCCACGGTGGGCACGGACGGAACCATCACGACGGCCGACGGCATCATCGCCCGCCGCATGGCAACCTACGTCACCCCGACTGCCGGGGAGACGATCGTCGTCAGCATCTCCAGCTCAGGCAACTGGCTCGCCCACGGACGCATCGCGGCCACCACCACGGCCGGCACGTGGCAGACCCTCACTCTCTCCGGCGGCTGGACGTCGTTCGGCAGCCCCTATTGGGCGCCGTCATACCGCATCAACGGCGACGGCACCGTCTCCCTCAGCGGACTGGCTAAGGCTCCGGCCAGTGCGGCCCAGCCACAGACCATCTGCACATTGCCCGGCGGAATCGTGCCCACCTCGAAGTCACGGTTCGCGACCGAAGTGGCGAACGCAGTCCACGGCGTCCTTGACGTGAACGCCACAGGCACGCTCCAAATCCAGGACTACTCCGGCAACGCCGGATGGGCGGCGCTGGATGGCGTGCAATACCGACTCACCTAGGAGGCCCCGTGCCGCACCCCGACTCCGGCTACTACCCGCAGAGCGTCCTGCACCAGGTGCGCGTCGTCGATCTACAGACGGACAGTCCGTTGTTCGCTTGGACCGCCGAGCTCCAACTGGATGGCCGCGGCCAGGGCGTCACCACCGAGCTCCTGGACCGGGTCACGCAGACCATCGCCGAGTTCGCAGCCGAGCAACTGGCCGAGGCCGGGGGAGTGCAGGAGACCCGGGCGACCCTCAGCTACACGGGCGCCTGCGACGTGGTCCTGCTACCCGAACCGGAGGCGTGATGCCGACCAGCGATTCCTACGGGCAAGGCGTGCAGATAGCCGCGCTAACGGACGCCCCCAACCAGCAGGTCTTGGCGGCGAATCTCGCAAGTGGCCTGGTGCCGCGTAGCGTGATGCGGTTCGCGTCTGCGTCTGCCCGCAACGCAACCCTCGCCAGCCCTGTTGCAGGCATGGTCGCATTCCTCACCGCCGAGAAGCTTTTCACCGGCTACGACGGGACTGCCTGGGTGGTCCTCGCAGCCGGCACGTCGGCCTGGACGTCGATTCCTCTGGCCAGCGGATTCACCCACGATGGCAACTCAAACGGAAGCGCCCAGTACCGGATCGTGAACCTGTTCGGGGAGCTGACAGTCATGCTCCAGGGCGGCCTGAACCTCACCTATCCGGGCTCGCCGGGCTCGATCAGCAACGGTGGCGTCATCACCTCCTCCGTGCTGCCGTCGGCCGCCCGGCCCGGATCGCTGCGGACGGTTGCCGCGGCCTGCTCGGCGGTGACCTCAGACTCCCTGACGCTGAAGATCGACGCACAGCCGGACGGTCACCTGAAGATTGTTGGCACCACGACGACCACCGCAACTGAACGCATCACACCCCCGTGGGTCAGCTTGAACGGCCTCTTCTACAGCCTCTGATCTGGAGCTACTGGATGCCTGACCAGCCAGCACCCGTCCCCATCCAGCCGCGGGTGGATGAGAGCGCCGGAGACCTCGACACGCTCGTCGACCTGGGCCTGGCGGAGCCGCCGCCCGAGCCGTCCCCTGAACCGCCGCCCCCGCCCAGCGCGGATACCTGACTCTGACAACCTCGACGCCCCGAGCCCGCTGGCCGGGGCCTTTCGCATATCTGGAGGCCCCATGGCCACACCCATGTCCGCTGCCGATTTCATCGCCGCCCTCAGAGCCGAGGGGGTGCGCGTCGTCGAGGTCGGCAACTGGCGTACCCACAACCGCAACAGCAAGGGCGCGTGGGGACCGATGCACGGCGTCGTGATCCACCACACCGTCACATCGGGCGTCGACGCGTCGGTGCAGATCTGCCGCGACGGATACTCCGGGCTTCCGGGCCCGCTGTGCCACGGGGTCATCGACAAGGCTGGCATTGTCCACCTGGTCGGCTACGGGCGAGCGAACCACGCGGGCGGCGGGGATCCGCGTGTTCTCGACGTGGTGACGACCGAGTCCTATGGCGACCGCCCTCCGGCCCCGACGAAGGGCAACGCAGACGGCGTCGACGGCAGCCATGCCTTCTACGGCTTCGAGTGCATCAACCTCGGCAACGGCAAGGACCCCTGGCCCGAAGCGCAGCTCGACGCGATTGAGCGGGTGTCAGCAGCGATCTGCCGGACGCACGGCTGGTCCGAGAAGAGCGTCATCGGCCACCTGGAGTGGAGCGACGACAAGAGCGATCCGCGCGGCTTCACCATGCCCGACATGCGGGCTCGCGTCGCCAAGCGGCTCGGGGCGAAACCCTCCGGTGGGACGTCCGCTCCGGCCAAGCCGCCAGCCAGCAAGCCGAAGGTCAGCCTGGCGCACATCATCGCCGCGGCCCGCAAGGACCCAGGCGCCGCGCAGGGCCACACCACATACCGGGCCGAAGTGCTTGTCGTCGAGAAGGCTCTGGACGCAGAGGGCCTGCTGGCGTCGAAGTACGTCGACGGCAGCTTCGGCACGAAGAGTGTGGCCGCCTACGCAGCGCTGCAGCGGCGCTACGGCTACAGCGGCACCGACGCCAACGGCATTCCCGGCAAGATCAGTCTCACTCGCCTCGGCACTAAGCACGGCTTCACCGTCACTTCCTGAGAAGGGCACGACCATGACCGACCCGATTTCTCTCCCCTCCGCAGACACCGTCATCAAGACGGGAGCGACCTTCGCACGCGACCTCCTCGAGCGCGTGCTGGCCACCTTCCTGCAGGCGTTCATTGGTGGCATCTCCGTCGTCACCCCGCTCGACGGCTCCATGTGGTACGCGGCCCTGGCCGGCGCCGTGGCCGCGGCCCTGTCTCTGGTGAAGGGCCTCTTCGCCCGATTCGGCGAGGTCAAGAACAGCGCTAGCCTCGCCAAGGGTGTCTGAGGCGGAGGCCCTGTGTCCGACGAGCCGACCCTCGGCGAGGTCGTGAGACGCTTCGAGGATCGGCTTGCGGACGTCAGGGACGATATCCAGCAGCTCGGCCGACGCCTCGACACAAAAGTCAGCCAGGACGTGTACGACCTGCGGCACGAAGCGTTGGCCTCCCGCGTCAGCACCCTGGAAACACTGCGGGAGAAAGATGCTGAGCGCATCGTGGCCACTCGAAGGTGGCTGATCGGCGCGGTGATTGTCCCGCTGGTAGGGATCCTGCTGCCTGTCGTCATTCTTCTGTTGCGGGGGGTGGGATCGTGACGCGCTCCCAGCTCCGTGCTGAAGAGCGGCGCTGGCGTCGAGGCGATGCCATTGCGCTTGCGGGTGCTCTGCTTCTGGGTGCCGTCATGGCGTGGATCGTTCTCGCGGTGCAGCAGCTCGGGGGAGAATTGCAGACCGCTAACTCTGCCCGAGACGCCCTCGCTCGACAGGTGCAGCAGCTGGGTGCGAAGCCAATCGCCGGCCCGCCCGGCAGCCGTGGCGAGCCAGGCAAAGCCACCCGCGGGCCCCGAGGCCCGCGAGGCCCAGAGGGCGAACCCGGCTCGCCCGGCCCTGCTGGCCCCACAGGAAAGACGGGACCGTCTGGTAAGGCAGGGGCGGAGGGGGAGCCCGGGAGTGGCGGCAACCCGGGCTCGGCAGGCAGCGATGGGGCGAATGGCGTCAACGGCGCCGACGGTCCGGCAGGCCCTCCGGGCCCCCAGGGCCCGCAAGGTGAGCCCGGTCCTGCCGGCCAGGACGGTAAGGCCGGTGCCGACGGACGAGACGGCCAGGTATGCCCGGATGGGTACAGTCTCCAGCCGCCGGCCGACGACCCTGACGCGCTGGTGTGCCGCAGAGATGGAGCACCGGATCCCTCACCTGACCCGGCTCCGTCATCGTCGCCGCCCGCAGTGCTCACCCCCGAGCGGCGCCGGTCGTAACCCCGTGCCGCTGAAGCCTCGTACCGATGAGGCGGCAGCGGACCTTGGCAGTCTCGTGGATCTCGGTATGGCGGAGCCTCCGCCCGAGCCGTCCCCGGAACCGCCCCCGCCGCCGGCGCAGACCTTCGACGCGCCCGCTGGGTGACTTTGCCCCGTTCTTGCTTCGGCGGGGCGGGGCGTTTCGCTGCGGCGTCAACTTCCGCCGCAGATGATCTAGTTGATGGTGCAACTAACTGTCGGGCTTGCGCGTCTCACCATCACCCCCACAACTTCATACGGCATCCACAAGGAGTCCACATGCGGAAGATCTACGCCGCTTCTGCCGCCGCCCTCGCCGCCTGCGCGCTCTCGGCCTCGCCCACCCAGGCGGCGACCATCACCACAGCCGGCACCGGCTGGAAGCTCGCCACCCAGCTCGGCGTCACCTCCGCCAGCCCCGGCCAGACGTACACCGTCACCTACCAGTCCGACGCCATCCGCCAGTTCTACGCACCGCAGATACAACGCGCCGTCGACCAGATCAACAGCTCCACCGACCTCAACCTGACCATCGGCGGCGTCGAGACCATGGACCCCAACAAGTGCGGGCCCGACTTCCACATCCAGGTCATGGAGCTCAAGAACCCGATGGGCGACAGCCACCCCGGCTGGTCCCAAGGCATGCCCTGCCCCAACCCCGCCCAGGGCATGAGCCGCGGCGGCATCGTCGCCATGAACAGCTCCTACCGCGACAGATCCTGGCCCATCAAGCAGGAGACGCTCCAGAACACGGCCGTCCATGAGGTGCTGCACGCTGTCGGCCTCGACCACCCCAACTACGACATCGACAAGGACGGCACCTTCGAGTCGTATGAGTGCGTCGCCACCAGCTACGGCAACAAGCCGATCATGTGCAGCCCCAACGGGGGTTACTCCACGTGGAACAACGTGGGCAAGCTCGTCGGCTACGACATCAACGGCCTCAACGCGCTGATCGCCAACGCCCGCGCCCAGGGCATTCAGTAGACATCGCCCCGCCCCTGCTTTCGGCAGGCGGCGGGGCGCTTCGTCATGCCAGTGGGCGAACGGCCGCGGCCCACGCAGCGAGCAGGCGCTCGTACTCGTCCTGCTCGTCTGGGGTGAGCGGCCGCCCGGCGCGGGCGGCCATGAACGTGCGTATCGCCTCGTTAGCCGCCTGGACGGCGTCGGGCACGCAGGGTGTCGCCATGCCGCGATGCTACGGCCGCACGCTGACACCCGCCCACGAATTCGGCCCCCGCCAAGAGGTGGCGGGGGCCGATCACGTACACCCGGGCCGGCCGCGGCGTACCGTTCCGAATGTCGAGTTCAGGAACGGAGGCCCATTATGGCGTACTTCAGCGACACTCACGAGGGCGACAGCAACGGCCAGCGCCTGGCGCGTCTACGGATGCGGCACCGCTGGACACAGCAGCGACTCGCCACCGAGGCCGGCTTCAGCTTGGCGGCCATCAAGGCGTTCGAGCAGGGACGCCGCGCACTGGACCGGCCGGCCGCGATCCTGCCGCTGTGCCGGGCGTTGGACTGCCACCCCACCGAAATCACCGGAGGCCCCGTCATTCCTCCCCAGGCGGACCGCGAGGGGCAGGCCGCGGTAGCGGCGGTGGCTCCCGTGCGACGCGCTCTGCTGCGGCATGGCCGGCCGACGCGCGCCGACGACGCGGAGGTTGCGGGCGTCGATGTGTGCGAGCTGCGAGGGCGGGCCGCGGCTGCGAACGGGGACCGGCATGGCGCGCGGTTGGCGCAGGCAGGCGAGACGCTGCCGGCGCTCCTCCGGGACCTGCAGGTGGCCGCGGAAGTCACCACTGGAGACGTGCGGCGCGAGGTGTACGGGCTGCTGGCCACGGCCTACGAGTGCTCCATGCAATACCTGTACAAACTGGGCCACGTCTCGGACGCGACCCTCGCGACCGAGCGGGTGCTGTGGTCCGCGGAGGCGACGGGCGATCCGCTGCGGGTGTTGGCCGCGCGCTGGTATGACGCTGGGGAGTTCCTGAACATCGGCGAGCATGATGAGGCGGGCGCCATCATCGACGACGCCCTCGTCGGGTTGACGCGGCGCCAGTCGCCGTCGCCTGCAGCAGTCTCTCTGCGTGGCGCATTCGAGCTGAAGGCGGCGCTGAACCATGCCCGCGCATCCGATGCGACAGCAGCCGAACGGCACTGGCAGCGCGCCGTGGGTGACGCCGAACTCCTCGGTGAGGACCGCGACGACTGGCACCTGCAGTTCGGGCCGACGAACGTGGCGATCTGGGGCGTGAGTCTGCCGGTCGAGCTGGGGCGGGGCCGGGTCGCGGTGGACCGCGCGAAGGACGTCAAGTTGCCGGACTCGTACAGCAGGGAGCGGCGCAGTCACCACTTCATCGACGTCGGCCGGGCCCACTTCTACAACGGCCAGCGCGACAAGGCGTTGGACGCATTCCTGCGGGCGGAGCGCCTGGCGCCGCAGGCGACGAGGATGCACGCCGGGGTCCGGGAGACCACATCGACGATGATCCGCACCCAGAAGCGCGGCCAGTTGGTGGAGCTGGGGATCCGTCTCGGCGTCATCTGAGCTGAGGGATACAAGCTGTAGCCCTTCCGTCACCCAATGATCCCTAGCGTTGGCAGTGCAGGCCACTTCCGACGCTAGGGGTTCGTTGTGCAACCAGTCCCGCAGGCGAGCCCGTCAGCACCGCCCGATGCCGATTCGATCGACACGGCCGTGATCCGGGAGACGGTCCGCCTCGGGCTGCTGCTGAGTTCTGGCCCTCTCGACCTCGAGGCGATGACCGGGCTTCATGAGGCGCTCCGCGGGCATGTCGCGCTGCTGCTCCCTGGCGTCCGCGAGGATGCCGACCGGCTGTGGCGCGGGGGTACGGCCTGGTATCAGCGGGCCGCCCGCCTGGACGGTATCGCCCGGCAGGCCGAGCAGGCGCTGGCCGTGGACCCGTTCGCGGCGTTGGTGCAGGTGCAGCTCCTCGCCCGCGACTGCGAGTGGCTCCTCGCCCAGTGCACCGCGTGAGGTATCGGCGAGTGCGCCCCACCTTGTCGGGGCTAGGGGCTCAACAGAGGCTGCGGCCGTAGTCGAGCACCTCGGAAATGTCGACCTTGAGCCCGTGGCCGAGCTCGGTGTCATCAGCCCAGATCGGCTTCACGGACGGGTAACCGGCGTCCTGCGCAGTGCCGTTCACGCCGTACTCGGTGCCGCCGGCCTCGAAGGTGACGCTCACGCCGTCGCGGCAGCGGAGCGTGCCCACGTCGACGGTGAACGGCCACTCCTCGAACCGGGCCGCGGTGACGACGGCGTGGTTGGTGTCGGAGACCGGCGGGCCGGGGGTGGCGTCTTCGTCGCCGCTGCTTACGGTGCTTGCGCTGCTCTCCGTCGGCTCCGTGGACGGGGTGTCGTCCGGGGTGCCGCAGCTTTGCGCAAAGGCCAGGATGAGCATCAGCACGAGGAAGCTACCGGCGATGGCACTCCCGGTCTTGCTCGACTGGCGCGGCTCGTCGGTCAATTCGTCCCCCTCGGTCAGCGGAAGGCGAATGTAGTCCGCGGCAGCCAGGCTGGTTGGTCGCGTTACCGAACCGCGACACCATGCCGCGCCCTCCCGACCGCAGGATCCGTCTGAGGGAACCCCGCACGCCCCATGCGCCCCGGGTTTCCTGCGCGTCACAGGGCCGCGTATCCTCACATGCCGATGCCCCGCCTGCTTTCCTCAGGCGGGGCATCGGCGTATGCGGGCCAGGCAGGTGGGGGCTTCCTCGCTACTTGGACGCTGCGCGGCTGATGGCGCGCAGTAGGGACTTGGCCCCCTCGACCCTGCCCTGCTCTAGGAGCCGGAGCGCCCGCGCGGCATCGCCCCGCAGTTGCCGGTTCTCCTCGGCCCGGTCCTGTAGCTCGGCCCGGCGGTAACCTTCGTCGCTCATAGTGTCCTCACGTCTCGTTGCTGGTGTGTGCGATGGCCCGCACGGCGAGCGCATCGGCTTCGATGTCGACGGCCGCCGCGAAGTCCCCTGCATCGGCGTCGTCGTGGACGTTGCCCCGGCACGCCTCCGCCACCGCCCGCAGCAGTGCCACGACTGCGTCACAGCCCATGTAAGGCTGGCCGTCCGTGCCGGTGACGATCGGGATGCTCGTCACCGTCGGCTGAAGCGGAGCGCTCATGGTGCCCTCACCGCTCGGTGGTGGCGGGGCGGGCGACGCGGAGTGCGGCGCGTGCATAGTCGGCAGGGGTGGTGTTCGGCCCGTGCACCTCGCTCACCGCGTTCAGCAGCGCAAGGTACAGGGGGTCGGCGTCGGCCGGGTCCTCCAGTAGCTCGTACGCGCTGCTGGTGAGACGGGTGAGGGAGGCCCGGGTCTTGCGGCCGGCGAAGCCAAACTTGTCGTGCTCGACGAGGAGTTCGGCACGGTCGCCGGTGACGCTGAGGACGCGGAGGCGACGGTCGCGGTCGACCATGTCGGGCGCGAGATCCCGGTACAGCTGGTTCGGGACGACGGTTCGGGTGCTGCTCATGGTCGTGCCCCTCACTGCTCGGTGGTGGCTTCGTCGATGCACTGCTGGGCTTCGGTCTGGGTCATGGCGTACTGGTCGCCGGGCTGGGCGATGACGATCTGCGGGTTGTCCTCGTCGGTCCAGTCGACGTCGTAGCGGCGCTGCTCAGGCATTGGTCAATCCTCCTTGTCGATGGTGGTGCGGTAGGTGGCGCTGTTGGGGTCGACCTTGGTGATGACGTTGGCGGCGGCGAGGTCACGGAGCGCCCGCCGGGCCCGCTTCTCCTGCTGCCGCAGGTCACCCTCGCCGTACCCGGCGTTGCGCAGGGCCGTCACGGCCCGCGCGGTGTCCCACGTTCCGCCGAGAGATCGAACAGTCTGGGCGAGGATCTCCTGGTGCGTCGGCCGGGGGTTGCCCATGGCCTGTTCTCCTTGTCGGTGGTGCGGTTCAGATCGGGCAGGTGTCGTCGATGATGCGGAGGGCCCGCTCCAGGTGCCACTGCACCTCTGCGGTCGTGCTGGTGGCCATGGCGGTGGACGCCTCGGTGAGCGCGGCCCGCGCCTGGGCGTACTCGAGGTCGTCGCCGATCGCGTCCATGGCCACGGCGATGGCCTCTTCGATGTTGGCGGTCACGGCTGGCTCCTCACTTCTCGGTGTTGAAACTTCGGGGTGACGTCGGCGAACACGGCTTCCGCGGCGTCGACATGGGCCATGTTCCGCTGGCCCTTGTTCCGCCGGTTCCAGTAGCCGACGGTGGTCGCCGGGTTGTCGTGGTCAGCGAACGCCTGCACCTCGGCCAGGTCGACGTGGGCGTCGAGCATGTGCGTGATGCGGCTGGCCCGCAGGACGTGGGGGGTGAGCTTGCGGCACCGCTTGCACTTGGAGAAGGCGTGCCCCTTCTCGTTAATGTCTGGGCAGGTGAGAACGCCGGCTCGGCGTCCCATGCGGGTGAGCATTCGGGCGACGTCGTGCCGGTCTAGCCGTTGGCCGTCGGCGTCCAGCAGCAGCGGCCCCTCGGTGCGACCCACGGTGTGGGCGTCGAGCATCTCGGCGACGGACAGGGGGAGGGGGAGGATGCGCTCCTTGTGCTCCTTCCTCGTCACGTCGAGGTAGGAGCGACGTCCACGCTCAATCCGGTCGGTGACGTCGGCGGCGCACATCTCGGAGACGCGGCCGGCGAGGGTGTACAGCAGGGAGACGACGAGGAGGTCGAACTCGTTCGTGGCTTGGGCGGCGACAGCTTGGATCTCCTCGACTTCCAGCACAGGCGTGCTCGTGCTGGTGTTGCCTTTGTCGACCTTCGGCCTGTCGTCCTGAGTGACGGGGTTCCTCGGCAGGTCGATCTTCTCTGCGGCGTACCGGTGCAGGGAGGAGAGCGCATTGAGGTAGCGGGCCGTCGTGGTGGGCGGCGCCTCGCGGGCCTCCATCCGGATTCGCCAGGCGCGGATGTGGTCCGGGGTGAAGCAGCCCAGGAAGAACCGCTCGTGGCTGAGCTCTTGGGCGTAGGAGGCCCAGACGCGACGGATGTCGTCGACGTAGTTCCGCTTGGTCTGGAGGCTGCCGCGCCGGGTGGACGACAGCCAGTCCATGACCATGACGAACGTCTCGGGGGTGACGGCTTCGGCGAGGAGTTCGGCGCGGGGCCGGTAGATGCGCTCCTGTCCGTTGCGGCCGATCTGCACCATGCCGAGGTCGTCGACGAGCTTGCGGCGGACTTCCTCGAACAGGTCCGAGCCGGGCAGCGCCAGGGTCTGCCCGGCTTGAGGTTGGGGGAGGTTCACTGCCTCCCACCCCATCGAGGACACCCGGGACGACAGTCCTCCGGTGCGTGGCTGGCAGCCGGCCGCCCAGAGACGAGGGCGACGACGTCGTAGTGCCCGCTGTCGAGGATGGCGGCACCTTTGGAGCTGATCCAGAAGTGGCCTCCACCGTGGCCCTCTTCGGGTGCCCATCCGGCCGGGATGGTCTTGGTGCACGGCAGGCCGTCGGGGCTGGGGACTGGGCAGGGCATGGTGCCATCTGAGATGACCGGGGTGCCAGCTTCAGAGGTCTGATTCATCCTCAAATTCTAGCGCATAAGGGAACGTTATGCGCTAGCACAGCTTGGTCTTGCTGACTCAGCGAGCGCGGACTAGCCTCGCCGCCACCCCAGGCAACGGAGGCGACGATGACCTTGGATGTGCGGCCGGCTGGCCAGGCAGGGTTCTTCGATCTGTACGAGCTCGACGAAAAGATCGGGACCATCACCTACGAGCGTGACGACGAAGATGGCGATGTCATCGAATGCTGGGACGTCCAGATGTGGAGCCTCATGGGCACTGGCAAGGTCTGGTGCGGAGGAGACCCCGAGTCCGAAGAAGAAGCCTTCGAGGCAGCGCACGAGCTCTACAAGGAGTACGTCGCCGAACGCCGCGAACTCACGCGCCCCCTCCCGGGAGTGCGGGTCATCAACACTCCAATGGGAGGCCAGCGCCGCCGATAGTCGCGCACCCTCTCATCTGCGGGCCACGCCCAGATTCATACGGTGCGCGCTGGCCGCGCTACCTGCTCAAGGTGTTGCACCGGCTCCTGCGCCCCGCCCTCGTCGGCGGGGCGCTTCGCTGTTCTGCCTCCGTGTCGCAGGGCGACGCGGGATGATGTCGTCACACACCGGCGGGAGGAGCAGTATGCGTAGCGCCCAGTTCGAGAGTCGCGAGGAAGCGCAGGCGTCGGCGGATCGACAGGGGGCGCCGCCGCTTGTCCAGCGGCCGATCCTCTCTGGCGCGGACGGTCGGGCTGTACTGGCTGCCACCCGCGACGACCCGCTGGTGCACGCCAGTACCGCGCTGATGCTGCTGGCCGGCCTACGCCCCGGCGAGGTGTCTGACTTGCAGGTACGGGACTACGAGGCAGGGGAGCAGCGTTTGACCGTCGGCGGGGCGCGCCGCCCGCGGACTATCCGCATCGCCCCGTCCGCGGCAGATGCCGTCGACACCTACCTCGAAGGCCAGGACGCCGCCCCGGGCGAGCCGCTGCTGCTGGCCGGCTTGCAGGGGGTCAAGGTCGTGACGCTGTTCTCGGCGGCGATGCGGCGGGCTGGGGTGGATGCCCGCGTACACGACCTGCGCAGGGCGGCGATGGCTGCCGTACTGGAGGACGGGGCGCCAGTGCAGCACCTGGAGGCCTACTTCGGGATCACCAAGTCGACGGCCCGCAAGGATCTGACGCCGGTGCGCGAGGGCTACGACGAGGGGATCGCGGCCCTGCTGGAGGCCGAGTTCGCCAGCTAGCAGCTCGCTGCCTGCCACACTGTTCCCGGGCCCCGCCGCGAACCCCCGTCGCGGCGAGGCCCGCTCGTTGCTGGTGCAGCGTGCGACCCGCTGGGGATGTCCACCCTGTATCCTGGTAACGGCCCGTTTTCCCAATCGAGCGAGTCCGACGGCGCGTGACCGTCATGGCAACCTCGGATCGGACGCATCGTTTGGGGCGCGGCCCTTGCTCGCCGTTGGAGTCACGTCTAGCGGAGGACAGCCCGCTACCTACGGGTACAGACGGGCCAGGGGCTGCGCGCCCTCGCCCCTCCTTCGGGAGGGGCGTTGTGCTGTAGCCCGCGAGGGGAGGCGCAGGTGGAGCATCGTTCGCGCGCCGAGCAGGTTGTCGACGGCTGGATTGACGACGTGACTGCCGGATTGCGCCCGCTCGTCGAGGCGGTACGTTCCGCTATCCGCCGACCCCGTAGTCGTGGGGCCGCCCGCCGCGCCATTCCACCCAGGTCGGATCGTCGATGATCCGCTCGGCCTCGTCGACACCGGCCCGCCGCAAGAACTCGACGAGGTCGATGTCGTCGTAGGCCAGCCCCAGGATCTGCCCGCGCACGGTGACCCGCCGGCCGCCGCTGGGAGAGGTCGGGTGCACGATGATCAGGGCGTGGTCCCGCATCCTCCCAGGGTGCGGGACCCCGCCCCTGT